CCATAAATGTCAGTTGGTTTTTTACATGACTCCTTGATTATTTTTTCAACAAATGCGAACATCTTAAGACCGTTTTCCTGACAATATTCTTTAAGCGCCTTATGTGTGTTTGGCGTGATTTTAAGGTTTTTTGTACGTTTTATAGACATAATATATAGTATTTATATATAAGTATGACAAAAGTAAGAAAAAAAGCTCATTAAATATGGTCTTTTTAAGACCATATAAATTCTTTTGGTTTTTTACTACATATTTATTATTAGATAACTGAAAATAATAAAAATTTAAAATAAGTAAAGAATGGCTGATAAGGTATTTGTAAGTCCTGGAGTTTATACTTCAGAAAGAGACTTAACTTTCGTAACGCGACAAGTTGGTGTAACAACTTTGGGTTTAGTTGGTGAGACAACTAAGGGCCCAGCTTTCCAACCGATTTTCGTGTCAAACTATGACGAGTTCACATCATTTTTTGGTGGGCTCAACGCTACAAAAATAAAAGATACAGGTGCGCCTAAATATGAATTACCTTACATCGCTAAATCGTATTTATCACAATCTAACCAATTATTCGTAACAAGAGTACTTGGTTTTTCTGGTTATGATGCTGGTTTAGCTTGGGGTGTTTCACTTGACGCAGCTTTAGATGGTTCTACTACTGGTACTACTGGTGGTGGTATCACAGATGCTACTTTAATTTCATATACTGCTGATAGTGGTACTCTTACTACTGTTGTTTCTAGTGACCCATTAGTACAATCATTATGGGATGAAGGTTTATTAACAAATGAACTAGCGTATTTAGCTACAGCTTCAACTGCTGCTACACCAACACTTATAGGACCTGTTTTCGATAAGTCTGGTGATACATTTAGTGGTGCTAGTATTAATCATAAAGTAGTTGCTGAAGGACTTTTTGGTTCTTTACAAACTGGTACAACTTCAGGGGTTACAGTTCACTACTCTGGAGCTGGGTTCTCAAATGTAGAAGATAAGATTGTTGCATTATTAAGAAGTAGAGCAACTGTTGATGCTGATGAATTCGTTAGACATCAAATTACAGGTTCTACTGATATAGGGTTTGACCCTTCAGTTACAACAGCTGAATCTAATGTATTAGGTAATTTCACAATCACTGGTGATTCTACAACTCAAGGTAATTTCTCGTATTCATTATCACTTGATAAGACTAAAAATAATTATATTACTAAAGTATTAGGTAGAGCTGCTCAAGATGGTCAGACTGCATTATTCGTTGAAGAATTATTTAGTGAAATGTTAGAAGACTATATTGATAATGACCAAGTGAGAGGTATTAATATTGACTCATTAGTTAACTATGGTGATGACTTTAATGATTATTTACAAGAATATCAACCAGCGGTTAGTCCTTGGGTTGTGTCTGAGTTAAGAGGTAATAAGGTATTAAGACTTTTCAGACTTCACACAATATCTGATGGTGATGCTGCTAACAGACAATTTAAAATATCTATCAAGAATATTAGATTAAATGATAAAGAATTTGATATTGAAATCAGAGCTTATGATGATACTGATGCTAAACCTGTAGTATTTGAAAGATTTACAAGATGTAGTATGGACCCAACGTCTAATAACTATGTTGCTAAGAGAGTTGGTACACTTGATGGTGAATTTGCTTCACGTTCAAGTTATGTATTAATTGAACTTGAGGAAGAATCAGATACTTCTGATGCGTTCCCAGCTGGTTTCGTAGGATTCCCAGTTAGAGATTACCAAACTAATGGTAACACTTCAGTTCAAACACCAACAATTGAATATAAACAAACTTATGGTGCTTTCGAAAATAAGAGAAAATTCTATTTAGGTCTTTCTGAGACTAAAGGTATTGACCAAGACTTTTTCGATTATAAGGGTATTCCAACAGTTGGTGATTTAAATGAATGGACTGGTTTAACTAAAGGTTTCCATATGGATGTTGACGCTACTGGTGCAACTATTGATAATGTTGAAATCGTAATTAATAATACTGGTGGTACTTATAGTCCAGTTTACGAATTTGACACAGGTAACGCTGAATTTAGGAGTGATTCTGGTGTTGTTGGTACTGACTATGAAAAAGTATATGCTAGAAAATTCACATTCGCACCATATGGTGGTTTTGATGGATGGGATGTACATAGAACAAGAAGAACAAATAGAGATAAGTATATTATAAATGGTACTGCTGGTCAAGCTGGTTTATCAAGTGATGTATTTACACAAAGAGCATTAACAAATGGTGATACAGGTATTAACTCTGATTACTACGCATATTTAGAGGCTATTTGGACTTTCAAAAACCCAGAAGCTACAAATGTTAATATATTCTCTACACCAGGTATCGATACTTTTGATAATAGTAACTTAGTAGAGGAAGCTATCGAAATGGTAGAACAAGATAGAGCGGATTCACTTTATATTGTTACTACTCCAGATACAGATGCTGCTGGTGATGTTTTATTACCAGAGGATGTTGTTGATACACTTGATAGTCAATTTGACTCTAACTATACAGCTACTTACTGGCCTTGGATTCAGATTAATGATGCTGAAAACAATGTTTACATTTACGTTCCACCTACAAGAGACGTAGTAAGAAACATTGCACTTACAGACAACATTTCATTCCCATGGTTCGCAGTTGCTGGTGTAAACAGAGGTGATGTTCAAGCTATTAAAGCAAGAAAGAAATTAACACTTGCAGAAAGAGATACTCTTTACGATGGTAGAGTTAACCCAATTGCTACTTTCGCTTCAGAAGGTATTAAGATTTGGGGTAACAAAACACTTCAAGTTAAAGATACTGCTCTTAATAGAATTAATGTTAGAAGACTTTTATTACAAGCTAGAAAATTAATTTCTGCTGTATCAATCAGATTGTTATTCGAACAAAATGATGATATCGTAAGAAACCAGTTCTTAGGTCTTGTTAACCCAATCTTAGATAACATTAGAGCTGATAGAGGTCTTACAGACTTTAGAGTGGTTCTTGATGATTCTCCAGAATCTAGAGATAGAAACGAATTATGTGGTAGAATCTTCTTGAAACCAACAAGAGCTTTAGAATTCATTTGTGTTGAGTTCAACATTATGAACACTGGTGCAAGTTTCGATGATATTTAATCGATATAATATTTAATCTTAGGGCTCTTAATTGAGCCTTAATATTAAAAAAAATAAATATAAAATGTGATAAAATAGATAAAAAAAATCAAATCACATATTTATTAATAAAGAATAATAAATAAAAGAAAAAAAATTATAAAACATGGCAGATTTATTGATGAAAATGCCCTTTCAGTACGAACCAAAGAAAAAGAATAGATGGCTTTTAAGATTTCCAGCTGAATTAGGTATTCAAGAATGGTGGTTAGCGTCTGCTTCTAGACCATCAATCACACAAAATGAAGTAGAAATTCCATTTCTTAACACATCTACCTGGGTAATCGGTAGATTTACTTGGGAATCAATTTCAGTTACATTTAGAGACCCTATTGGTCCTTCAGCTGCGCAAGCTATTATGGAATGGGTGCGTTTGCAATCAGAATCAATCACTGGTAGGCAAGGTTATGCTGCTGGTTATAAAAAAGAAGTTGATTTAGAAATGCTTGACCCAACAGGTGTTGTTATTGAAAAGTGGTTACTACAAGGAACTATGTTGACTAACGTTAACTTTGGTGACTTATCAATGGATGATGATGCTATCGCTGATATCACAGCTGATTTAAGGTTTGATAGAGCGATTTTATTATTCTAATTAATTTTTAAAATTAAAACATTTAAAT